AACCTGTACTAAAAAATGCACCTAAACCGTTTGACCCTTCAAAAGTAATTTGGTAACTATGGGAAAGATTATACAAGCTAACGACATACAAGAGCAACTCATGCACTTGCACAAATACGGCCAAAATGCAGGGTTAAAAATAGGTTTTAGTAACTTAGATAAACTCTACTCAATCAAACAAGGTCGCTCAACAATCATATACGGACACCCTACGAGTGGGAAAAGTCAGTTCCTAATACAAATACTTTGCGCCTTAGCTACTCGCCATAACAAAAAGTGCTTGATTTACACACCTGAGACTGGATCAGCCCACGAAATATACGCAGAGATAATCCACTGTTTGACTGGAAAGACCTTTGACAAGCGTTCTATTAACTATCAAATCAGCGAAAAGGAGCTTTATACAGTTTATCCGTTCGTTCAGGACTATTTTAAGGTTATTGATGTTGATGAAAAAGGTTTAGACTTTGACGAGTGGCTAAATTTAACTGATGAAGCAATAAGGAACTATGGTATTTTTTCAAGTTCAGTAGACAACTGGAACGATATTGAACACAAATATACTGGTACCATCAGTGAATACCTTAAACAACAGTTACCAAGAGTAAACAGACACGCAAGAAAGAATAATACTCACAACTTTATAGTAGCCCATGCAAGGAATCCTGATATGCGAGGAGGGGATAAGTACCCACCTGCACCAAGACCAGATGAAATTGAAGGCGGTTCGGTTTGGTATGCTAAGGCTTTGAATCTTATCTGTGTTCATAGAGATTACGAAGAACATGGCGAAGGATGGAGGCAGTCAAGTGAGGCTCAGATAATAATTCGCAAAATTAAAAAAAGAGCAGAAGGGGAAAAGGGAACGGCTAAGCTTACCTTTGATTTGTTTAGAAACGCTTACTACGAAAACTTAGGCGAACGTCACTACTTAGAAACACCATTTAATGGACTTGAAATAAAAACACCATTTTAACTATGAAAATACTAATTGCCTGCGAAGAATCTGATGAAGTTAGGGGTAGATTTGAAAAACTTGGTTTTGATGCTTGGAGCTGTGACTTACAAGATAATAGAAATTCAAATGCTAAACACTATAAAGGAAGTGTTTTTGATATCATTAACGAAGGTTGGGATGCAATGATAGCTTTTCCACCTTGTACACATTTAGCTGTAAGTGGAGCTGCTCATTTTGAACAAAAAAGAAAAGATGGAAGGCAACAAGAAGGTATTGATTTTTTTATGTCAATGATTAACGCTCGAGTTAAACACATAGCAGTTGAAAATCCAATTGGCATAATGAGCAAAATATATAAAAAACCAACCCAAATAATACAACCTTATTATTTTGGAGATAAAGCTCAAAAATCAACTTGTCTTTGGCTTAAAAATTTGCCTGCTTTGATTCATAATGACAAGCCTAATTTATTTAATGAGCCAATAACTCATACTGATAAAGGAGAATTTTTTGAATGGACAGATAAAAACGGGGTTAAAAAAAGACAACCTAAATGGTATGCGGATGCTTTTAGATGTCATGGAATAGATGCAGCAATGAGAAGTAAAATAAGAAGTAAAACATTTCCGGGTATAGCAGAAGCAATGGCAAATCAATGGGGTAAATATTTAAAATCAATTTATGAATAACTTAGAACGCTACGAATACTACAAGCAACAACAAGACAGACAATTTAACTTTACTTTAACCAATTACGCAATGGCAGACATTGAACGAAGAATAGGAAGGAGACCTCAAAGAATTCAGGCAGTAATAGACTTGGAAAACTTTCTTAATGATTCCGAAAACAAGATTTCCAAAATACCTGATGAGGCTTTAAGGAACGCTAAACTTGACCAGTTGAAACTACTCTATAAAGTCCATGACACTATAACTCAAATGCTAACTGCTGAAATGTACGCACTAACTAAATTAGACGAAGCTAAAGCTAAGATAGTTGAACTTGAGCAACAGAACTACGATTTAGCAAATAAAATAAATATGCTTGAATTGTAAAAAACTTGTTAAAAACTCCGACACAAATAAATTTAAATTTGAATAACAATTAAAACCACTTATGCTAATTAATATAAACCTTTGTCTTAGCGACATCCCTCAAGACAAAATCTTTACTTCTAAAAATGGCAAGAAGTACTTATCTATCTGCGTAACTGACCGCAAAGAACCTGACCAGTTCGGAAATGACTTAACTGCCTACATTAATCAAAGCCAAGCTGAACGAGAAGCAAAACAGCCTCGTAAATTTGTAGGTACTGCAAAGAACTTAAAGAAGACTGCATTAACTGAGAAAAACGATTTACCTTTCTAATGAAACAAAAGACTTGTAAAATCTGCAAGGTTAAGTTTGAACTTAAAAAACCACTTCAGCAAGTTTGTTCGCCTGCTTGTGCGATTGAACTACACAATCAACTTAAAGCTAAAGCCGAGAAGAAAGAGAAGGTTAAAATACGAAAAGAGCTTAGAGAATCTTCAAAAACAATTTCTAACTATCGTAAGGACCTTCAGATTATAATTAACAAGATAATCCGCACAATTGACGAAGGCCACAACTGTATAAGTTCAGGAAGGCCTTACAAATCAAACGACCAAGCTGGGCATTATTACTCAGTAGGTGCTTATCCTCATCTTAGATTCAACTTACACAACATATACTCGCAGTCAGTAGCTGATAACTTATACAAGTCAGGCAATCCAATTGGGTTTACTACTGGATTAATAAGGGACTTTGGCGAGGACTGGATTAAGTTAGTAACTAAATTACCTGAAGAATACAGAGAATTAAAGTTAGATAAAGAGGACATAAAAGAAGCGATAGTTAAGGCTAAAGATTTCTTAGTTAAAGTTCAAGAATACAAAGGAGAGAACTACTTACTACCGAGTCAACGAATATTTTTGAGGCATTCAGGTAACAAAGAGATAGGTATCTACAATGAATAAGGAAGAGATAATACTTCAGTTCTATAATAGCCCTAATCCGATGCAGATATGTAAGAAGATTTCTGATAGCTATTACACTACTGACTTATTACACGAGTGCATTCTTACCTTATACGACTTGGACGAACAAAAAATATTAGATGCTTACAAGAATAATTACTTATCCTACTTATTCTATAAGATAGTTAGTAACTCTTATGTTAGTTATACTTCGCCATTTGCAAAAAAATACAGACACTTTAATCAAACAACAGATGACTTTAAGAAAATTCAAGCTGACATTGAAATTGAAAATGACAATTATGAAGAACTATTTGAGAGATTTATTCAGCATATAGAAAACGATATAGAAAGCTTTGAAGAATACGAACGAGAACTATTCAAGTTATATGTGCAATTTCGTGATTTTCGTAAAATTAGTAATCTTGTCGGCATTAAATACGGAGCAGTTCGTCATTCAATACTTCAAACAATAAAAAAACTAAAAGAAAAATATAATGGAGAATTTAATAATCTGCTTACTAATCGCATCAGCTGGTTATGTAGTGAGTCAAGTGATGATAGATTTTTGGAGGAAGAAATTTAATACATTTCCAAAAAAACCACTTAGCTGTGGTTACTGCTTATCTTTTTGGATTGGGTTAATTACTTTTTTACTTATAGAACCTAATTTATATGCGTTTGGATACGCTTGTTTATGCGCTGTGACATCTTCTATCATATTTAAAAAAATAACTCAATGAATCAAATAATCTATGAACTACTACTTCCATTAAAACCAAAGTGGGAAACCTTTAAATCTGAGCATCACTCTATTTTTACTAACCAAGACTTTCATATTGTTCAAGAAGCTTGGTCAATGATGTTTGGTTCACCACCAAGAAATTTAGGATGTCAATCTTGCGTTCAAGAATTAATAACACGAGTATTTAGGCAATTTGATAACTACACACCTGAAAAGAAAAGGAAACGCAATGCTAAAATTTAAACATAGTGGTAATGCAGGTGATGTAATCTACTCACTCAACGCAATTAAACAAGTATGTGAGGCAAACGATACACAAGCAGTACTATACCTTGATTTGAATGTTCCACTTATTGGGATACTGCCTGGCCATCCAGTCGGGAATGTGATGCTTAACGAGTATATGTACAAGAATTTAAAACCTTTATTACTTTCTTGTTCATTTATTTCAGATGTAATGGTTTATGATAAACAAAAAATAGATTACGATTTAGATAGATTTAGACATATAGGCTTAAATTTGTGCGCTTCTGACATCAAGAAATGGTACTATTATGCCTATCCTGAAATGACCTTTGACATAGAAGGACCTATTTTTGAATTTAACAATAAAAAAGAGGATTATATTCTAATCAATAGGACCAATAGGTATCAGAATGGGCAAATAGATTACTCAATTATTAACAATTACAATAATCAAAAGTTATTTGTTGGAGTTATGCAAGAATTTGAAGTAATGAAAAAGACTATTCCAAGCCTTGAGTATTTAGAAGTAAAAGACTTTTTAGAACTTGCTAACTATATAGACAAGAGTAAAGTATTTATCGGGAATCAATCAATGTGTTTTGCAATTGCTGAACAACTACAAACGGAGAGAATACTTGAAATTTGTGCATATTCGCCAAATGTTATTCCAGTAGGAGGTGAGTTTTACGATGTATTTAATCAAAATGGATTTATAAATGCACTTAATCAAATTTTATGAAAATAGTTTACTGGGATAAACACCCTGACGAATACGAACGAGTTAAACACTTTTTAAATTTAGAAGGGTTAGACTGTGAAAGATTTATAGGGGATAGACCTCCGACTGATTTTGATTTGCTATTTGTACACGATGGACCATTTGCAGGTGAGATTCCACACGATAGGAGAAAAGACTGCATTATTATTTTTTGCGTTCACCCTATGCACATTAACTCATATTTTTATGCAGGATATACAAGGGCAATCCTTAAAAACTCTGAACATAAAAAGCATTGGTTAGGCGATGGTGTTATTTTACCGCCACTTGTAAAACTTTACGAACCTGCACCGATAAATGATAAACTTGTTTCAATTATTCACTTCTACAAACAAAGAGACGAACAAGGATATTATCAGGCTTTAAGCTTAGGAGCTTTAGTTTATGGGCAAGAAAACGACTTAGGAGAGGCAAACGACTCTGAGCTATTTGAGGAGGGAATGAAAGCTCTTGTACACATTAAAAGATGCGGCTACTTATGCAATGCGGTAGTAAAAGCTATAAGTTACGGAGTACCTATTATAATGGATAGAGGCACTTACGATTACGGATATCAAGATATTTTAATTCCAAGCTATAATATGGCAGTAGCAGGAGAAGAGTACAACTTAGATGAAATAAGAGAGAACCAACTCAAACACAGAATAGAACTATACGAACAAACTAAACAATCCGAAATACTTTCAATACTATGAAGATACTTATAATCATACCCGACCCCATTACGGGAGTAGAATACCACCGTTTAATAATCCCTTTTGAGAATATGGGGGGAGACCACCAAATTACAGCCGTAAAGTCAATAGACCAGCAGCCCGATTCATTCTTTCAGGAGTTTGATTTAATCTACACCAGTTCAGTAGTTAGCAAATTAGGATTTCAAGAGGTAGTTTGGACACAGCTTAAACGCTTAGGTATTCCCGTAATAATTGACAGAGACGATGACTGGATGCTACCTCACGACCATATAATGAAGAACGATTGGGTTAAGAATAAAACAGCAGCTCAAATAGTCTACAATTTAAAAATGGCTACTGCTGTAACGGTACCTACTGAGTACTTAGCCCAAAAAGTTAGACAGTTTAACAAGAATGTGTTTGTAATTCCCAACGCAATAGACTTTAACCAAAAACAATTCCAACCCGATGTAAAAGTTCAGAACCTTAAAAACGAGAAAGTGCATATAGGCTGGAGCGGTTCCGTTACTCACTTCAAAGACATTGTAATGCTAACCGACACTTTTATGCAAATGAACTCAAACCCTGACTTGAAAGGAAAGTATAGATTAGTACTGAGCGGATTTGCTGAAGGGGATATGATTTGGAAGGAATACGAGAAAATGTTTACAAGTGGCTACAAAATAGCAGAGGACCAATATTGCAGAATAAACGGAATGGACGTATATACTTACGCTTCTGCTTACGATATGATGGATGTCGGGTTAATACCTTTGAAGGATACTGAATTCAATCGCTGCAAGTCAGAACTTAAAATGATGGAGATGGGTGCAAAGAAACTTCCAGTAATAGTCTCTAACCAGTACCCATACACCAACATAGCTAAACACGGAGAGAACTGCTTAATGGCATCAAAAAAGGATTGGTTTAAAAATATCAAGAGGATGATTGACAGCAAAGAGTTAAGAGAAGACTTAGGCGCAGCCTTATATGAAGAAATATTTGCAAATTATAATATATTAAATATAAACGAACTAAGAAAGGAGATGTTTAAATATGTCACAAAGAGGTAGACCAAGAGCAATAGAAAGTCCTGAAATGTTATTAGAGCTTTTTGAAAAGTACAGAGAAGAGACGAAGTCCAATCCGATTCTTAAACATACATTTGTAGGAAAGGATGGAAAGTCGGTTTATGAAAAAAGAGAAAGAGCATTGACGATAGATGGCTTTGAAGTCTATTGTTTTAATCAAGGAGTTATAAACGATTTAGGCGATTATTTTCAAAACAAAGGCGAGAGATACGGAGATTTTGCAACTATCTGTACACGCATCAGGCAAATCGTTCGTGATGACCAAATACAAGGAGGCTTGGCTGGAGTCTATAATCCGAGCATAACTCAAAGATTGAATGGGTTAACGGAGAAAGTTCAAACAGAACAAAACATAAATGTCAATAAGCTACCTGAATGGTTGACAAAGCCTATTGAGTAAATGTTCAATCCTAACTTTATCTTTTTAGAGAAGTCAGTAAAGACTAAACGCATTATTGCCTTACAAGGGGGTACTCGTTCAGGTAAGACTTACTCAGCTTTACAATGGCTTATTAGGTTATGCCTCAAACACGAGGGAATGACTATATCAATAGTTAGGAAAACCTTACCTGCTTTGAAGTCCTCAGCGATGAGGGATTTTATAGAGATACTTACATCAATCAATTTATATAACGAGACTGACCATAACAAGTCGGAGAATACTTATATACTCAACAAAAACTTGATTGAGTTCTTTTCAGTAGATGATGCTCAGAAGATACGAGGTAGGAAGAGAGACATCCTATTTGTAAACGAAGCAAACGAGATAGACCTTGAGGATTGGAGGCAGTTACTTTTGCGAACGACTGGCAAGGTTATTATTGACTATAACCCATCTGACTTTGAGCATTGGATATATGACCAAGTATTAACTCGTGACGATTGCGGATTAATTATAACTACCTACAAGGACAATCCTCATCTACCTGATGCGTTAAAAAGGGAAATAGAAAGTCTTGAACAAGCTGACCCTGAGTATTGGAAAATCTTTGGTTTAGGTGAACGAGGACAATTAATGGGTTTAGTCTTCAACAATTGGACCAATCAATTCGTAGTACCAAATGAAGCTAACTTTATCGGGTACGGATTAGACTGGGGATTCTCAGCCGACCCTACTGCACTTGTTAGTGTTTGGAAGTACGAGCAAGAGCTATACATAAGAGAAGAGTTATACGAACGAGGATTAACCAATCAAGACATAGCCGAAAGATTAAAAAGTTTAGAAGTAGGCCGTAAAGAGATATTTGCTGATTCTGCCGAACCCAAAAGTATTGAGGAGGTGTACAGACTTGGTTACAACATAAAACCAACACAGAAAGGGAAAGATAGCATCATAAACTCAATTGACATACTGCGAAGGTATAAGCTACATCTAATAGGCAATAATCTACAAAAGGAGTTTAGGACCTACAAGTGGAAAACGGACAAAGCAGGAAAGATAGTGAACGAACCAGTGGACTTCAATAATCACTTAATAGATGCTACACGCTATCTTGCATTGATGCGATTGCAAGAACATAAGAGAGGACAATATGTTACAATTCGTGCCTAATTAAATATATAATATAGAATGAAACGCAATTACTATAATTTAACTCTTAAGGACTTCATAGAGCTACAACAAGTGAAGGACTTGGGGATTGAAGCAAAAAAAAAGAAGCTATCTATTATTTATAAGATAGAGGCTGAGTTCTTTGATGGGTTTACCTCTGAGCAGATAATATCGCTCTACTCCGAATTTGAGCAGTTAGAAAGTCAGCCGATTAAGACAACTTACAAGAAAAGAGTTAAGGTAGGCGGTAGATGGTTTTTTGTTGATTACAGATTAAGTCAAATTAGCGCAAGTCAATTCATAGACATTTCGCACTTTTCAAAAACTAATCCGATTGAGAATATTCACAAGATAGTAGCTTCGTGTATAAGACCAATTAGCTGGAGATTTGGAAAGCCAAGTAAGTACAACGGAGACGAACACGAAGAAATAAGTGAACTACTACTTAATCAAATGAAAGTAAAGGATGCTTATCCGATTATGCTTTTTTTTTGCACTCTCTCAAGCAAATTATCGGACAATATCCTAACTTATTTCCTAAGCACGAAGGAGGAGACTTTGAGCAGGCTCAGAACTTTTATACAAAATGGGGATGGGTCGCAACAATAGATAATTTAGCTAACCACGATAAAACAAAGTGGGACTACTTTTTTAATTTAGGACTGAAGGAGTTTTTTAATATAGTAAGCTACCACATTGAACACACGGAACAGATAAAGAAAGAGAATGGCAGAAACAGACTACACTAAGTTATTAGGCGATTTAGGAACAGACGCAGAAGCTGGTCCTATTCAGTTTGATTCTATTATTGAGGAGGCCTTAGTTAGGTTTGTCAATGGCTTAACCGATACTATGAAATCTAACCTAACCGAGTTAGATGCTTACTATGCGGATTCGGAATTAGTGCAGTCAATAATCACTTTACCTTTGAGTGCCAATGGGAATAGTTTTGAAATGTCTATTGAGATGAACTATTACGGTGACTTTTTAAACGAGGGTGTAAGTGGTACTCGTAACAAATTCAATTCACCTTATTCATTCAAAAAAGAGTCAGTCAGTCCAGCCTTTAATAAGTCATTGAGAAAATGGATTACAAAGAGAGGCTTTCCGATTGAGAGTAGGTATTCACAAACAAGAGATTTGACGAAGGACCAAAGAAAGAAAAAACAAATTGATGAGAAGACGCAGATGGCTTACGCGATGGGAATAGGTATTAAGCGAGAAGGTATAAAACCAACTAATTTTATCAACGATGCACTAAGCGAACGCAATGTAGCAGCATTCGCACAAGGATTAGCTGATGCGTTAGGTAGGTCAATTGAAATTACGATAACAAAAAATATTTTAAAATGATTATAAATTCACAGCCAAACAATTGGCAGAATGTATACAATGAGATGGTATTCGGATTGGAGAGTACTAACGCAACTGCTGCGGGTTTTCAATTCTTGGTGGACATTAATGTAAGCGGACAGACTAACCCAGTCGCAAGATTGACTTACCCAAAACAGCCAGGCATTAACACGATAGATGTAGATGTGAGTGAAGTACTACGCAACTATGTTAGCTATGACTTCGCAAGTTATAACGCATCTGGTATCTATCATTGCATAAACTCTAAGGTTGACTACTGGGTTGAGTTCGGAGAGGTACGCAACAATGCTTCAGGTATACCAGTAATTTACCCTAACTTAACTGGGTTCTATGCAAGTGGTAATAACGCACATTCAACAAATGCTATTTTTGATTTCTTAGACTGGAGCAAAACAGCATTCATTGATTACAATGTAAACTCACCAATTGAATCAGGTTTAACTTTGAATCAAACTACCTTTCAAGAAAAGCTCAGATATGGTGAGGAAAGGTTTTTAACTTATTTTGATTACGATGAAATCTATGGTACTGGTATAGTAGGTAATATCAATGTTCAGGTATTAGATAAAAATCTAAATTTATTAATTGAGTCAAATGCTGGATTCACTCCGATTGGGTCAATTAATTCAATCAATGTCGCTAACTCAGGTAATGCAAGTGGATATTACAAATCTGTTTATGATGCAGCCTTTGACTATCCCAATGCTGTGTACTATAGAGTCAATGGTCAGAACACGGCTGGTAGTGGCGCAACAACTTATTTTAGCAGAACTTTCTTAATTGATACGAGCTGTCAAAAGTATTCGCCAATTAGATTACATTGGTTAAACAACTTGGGTGGATTTGATGCTTACACATTCACGAAAGTAAGCAGAAACTTTACGGACATTGAAAGAAAGATGTTTAAGAAGTTCCAACCTTTGAACTATCCTAAAACCTTCAGAGCGAAAACAAACTACTTTACTAAACTAACAGACACAATTCAAATAAATTCCGATGGGTTGACCGATGCCGAATGGATAGGATTAAAAGAGTTAGTACTAAGTCCAGTAGTAATGATGGAGTATGGAGCGACTTATATACCGGTGAACATTAAAGAAAGCAATTACGAAGAAAAGATATACATCAACGATAGACAAATCAGCTCACTTCAATTGACTTTAGAATATACCTTTGACAATTATCGCCAATCACTATGAACCAAACAGAATTAAAAATAATAGCTTATAACGCTTCAGGAATTGTAAGTAATACTTGGGATGTGGATTTGTACGATTCAGTTCCAATGCCTATTAATAAATCAATCGTTGACATCCGTGAACCTGACAAGAGACAGAGTGATTATTCTAAATCATTAACTATTCCAGGCACAGCAAATAACCATTCAATTTTCTCTGCGATATTCAACATAGATAGAGCTACGATTAACACATCAAGTTTAAATTTCAATCCTGATTTCAATCCGAATTTAAAAGCTGAGGCTATCCTTTATCGCAAAGGAATCCAACAACTCAGAGGATACTTGCAATTGGTAAGTATTAAGAATGTAGATGGAGCGATTGAATACGAATGTGTAATAATCGGAAAGTTTGCTAACCTATTCCAAGACTTAGGGGAGTTGAGTCTACAAGAGTTAGATTTATCAGCATTTAATCACGAATGGACCAAAGATAATGTAGAGAAGAGCTGGAACATTTCAATTGTCAGAAACGGAACTGAGTACTTCAATTTCAATGCAAGTGCGCAGCCTGATGGTATAGGTTATGTCTATCCACTTATTGACAGAGGTAATTCTCTTAATAACGGAGAGATGACTTATAACTTGAATACTATGTATCCAGCAGTTTATGCTAAACAAGTAGTAGATTCTATTTTTGCTGGAGTAGGTTATAGATATCAATCTAACTTTTTCAATAGTCAACGATTTAAAAATCTGTTAATCCCTTTTTGTGGTGGAGAGTTTAGGATGGGTGCTACTCAAGTTGAGGACCGAACTTTTTTAATGACTAACTCTACTGCTTTAACTTATACAAGTTCATTGCAATTCAGTTCAGGAATTTTTAAAATAGGTTTAAATACAAACGATAATGATACTAACCCATCAGGAGTAAGTACTGCGAATAATTGGTGGTTAGCTCCAAGTGGATTGCAAGGTGATTATAGATTTGCGATTGAGGGAACTATAAGTTCAGTCCCAAATGCTGGTACTGGTAGCAGAAGAGTAAGAGTGATATGTGGAGTGCGAGTAGATAGAGGTGGAGTAATAACTACAATAGGTTCAACATTATTTGAGATAGTAACAAACACATCAAAGGTTATTTCTTATAACACAAATGTTTTCACGATTCAGCCTGGCGATAAAGTTTTCTGCTATATGGAGTATTTCTCCATCGCATCAAGTGTAGATATCCGACAAATAGGTTTAAGGTTTGAAGAAGACTTCGCATTATTCTCTAATCCAGTATCAGTATATCAAGAAGGACAAATTATAGACATTGGTTCAGCACTACCTGAGAAAACTAAGCAAACCGAATTCTTGCAGTACTTGATTAAGATGTTCAACTTGTATGTTGAGGTAGATAAGATAGATGAGAAAAAATTAATCATTGAACCAAGAGACGAATTCTACACAGAGAATTTAGTTGACTTAACTCAGTACTTAGATGTCTCACAAGAGCTTGAGATTAAACCAATGGGTTTACTTGACTTCCGTGTATTTGAGATGAGTTACAAATCCGATACTGATGAGTTCAATAAAAAATATGAGGATGTATATCGTGAGTCATTTAGTGCTGTCAAGTTTAACATAAATAACGATTTTGTTAGAGAAAGTAAAGTAGTTGAGTTAGGATTTAGTGCTACTCCATCAGCAGATGCTCCTGATGTAAATGATAGAATAATTCCTAAGATAAGACCTGAAGACCCAAGTACTGGTTCAGCAAATTTGCCAGTCTATAACATTCGTATTTTGCAATACGGAGGATTAATTGAAACAGCTACAACTTGGAATTTGAACTACAATGCTACAGCAAATCAGAACTATGATGTCTATCCATATGCTGGAATGTTAGATAGCGTAACAGCTCCGACTTTCTCACTTGAGGTAAGTACTCCGAAGGCATATTTTTATGGCAGTAGACCAGCAATAACTACAGCTAACTTGTACAATTCTTACTGGTTAAAAACTATGTCTGAGATAACCGACAAAGATTCCAAGTTAGTTAGTGCTTACTTTCATCTTTCGCCTAATCAGTTAGCTAATTTATCGTTCAGAGACTACTACCGAATTGACCAACAATATTACCGACTTCATCAAGTTGAATATGACTTAAATTCCAATGAACCAGTTAAGATTGAATTCCTAAAGTTAAAGTTAGCTCCAGCATTTATTAGCGAATCAACTACTACCAACGGAGGTTATGCAACCTTCCAACCTGAGCAGCCTAATCTACCTGATATATTATTGCCTAATTTAGATAAGTCAAGTAATACAGAATTCCTAAACGATAGAGATAAAATCTACACAGATATCCAATATACTAACGACTCGTATGTATTTTTAGATTTTACACAAACTATTTGGCTTTTAGATAGTAGCAGTAGAGTTTATCTACCTGATGCTAACTTGCAGAAATTAAAGACTGGTTATCCTTTAATTATAACGCATAATCAAGGTTCAAGCGACATAACTATTTATCCAAGTGCTGGTCAATTCATCCACAATACAGATACAAGTTTTACCCTTAAAAATAAACATACAGCTTGGTTTGTTCCTTACGATGGTAAATGGACAGTAATTTTAAACAATAACACAAATGTATAATAGATTCAAAGAATTAATTGAACAAACGGAATTTGAAGAGCTAATTAAATTAATTGATTTAGCTGATTCAAGTATATTAAATATAATCATTAACACAGAAAACGAGGTATTGAATGGCGCAAAATAATGTAGTAATAAAAACAGCAGTAGATACTGGCGATTCGGTGGAGCAAATAGATGAGTTAAGTAAGTCAACGGAAGGCTTAAATAAGAATCTAAAAGAAACACAGAAGGAAGCTAAAGAGGCTGAGAAGAAATTAGAAAAGGCTACCGATGCTGTTGGAAGGATGCCAGGCCCTATCGGAGGTGCAGTGGATGGGTTTAAAAATATGCTTAGTTCATTTAAAGCTATTATTGCCTCACCTATCGGAATGGTATTAGCAGCAGTAGCAGTAGTTTTAGGAACTTTAACAGCTTTATTCTCAAATTTCAGCCCTATTGTAGATTTTCTTTCTGATAAGATTGCTTTATTAAATGGCGCATTTAGAGGACTTCAAACTCAATTTGCAAGTTTAATTCAGGGTACTGGATTCTCTACTGAAAAAATTAAGGAACAAGCCTTAGCAATGCAAGAGGCTGAACGAATGGGTAGAGATTACGAGGACAATTTATCAGCAGTAAATTTAAGTCAGGCTAAACTTGAAAGGCAAATTGATGTCAATTTAAAAAGGCTAAAAAATAAAAACATAACCGAGAAGGAGTCAAACGCAATTATTGAAGAAACGATAAGACTTCAAAAAGAACAAATAGCAGGACTTCAAGAACAACAAAAGCAAGAAACTGAAATTTTAAAAACAAAAGTTATAGCTGCTGGAGGTAGTTATAAACAAATTTTAGCAATAGCAAGAGGGGCAAGAGTAGCTGAATTAAATACTGGCAATGAAGCCTTAGACAAAGAGTTAATAGCACTTCAAGAAAACTATAAAAAAAGAACTCAAGAGGTAAGTACCTACGAGCAAAAGTATGAAAGAATCCAAAACGTAAGAGATTCTCAGGACCAAAAATTTGCAGGTAAAAGAGAAGCACGAAGGAAAGCAGAAGAGGAACAGAGAAAGAAAGAAATTGAACAATCGGCTAAACTTTTGGAGCAATACGACAAGCAACAGAAGGATAGAGAAGAGGCTGTTAAGACTGGATTTGATAAGACCTCTAAACTAACTGAAGATTATTACAAAAAACAAGCAACTGATTTAGTAAATCAAAATCTTAGCGATAAGGATTTAAAGAAAGCTCAAGATGAATTAGAACTCCAACGACTTAACCAACAGCTTGAAAATGCTAAGATGTATGGACAGTCTACTACTGACATTGAAAAGGCAATAGCAGATAAGAGATACTCAATTAATAAAGAGAATGCAGATGCTCAAAAGAAACTTGACGATGAAGTAGCAGCAAACAGAGTTAAGAGTTTAGAGTCTTATTCTAATTCACTAAAAACTTTTGCAAGTGTATTGGGAGAAAGCACAGCAGAAGGAAAAGCCTTAGCAGTAGCAGCCGCAACAATTGATACTTATTTAGGAGCGGTTAAGGCCTACAATACACAGTTAACTCCTGGCGACCCTACCTCACCATTTAGAGGAGCTTTGGCAGCAGCAGCAGTAGTGGCAGCAGGTATAGCAAACGTCAATAAGATTTTAGCTGTTCAGGTACCAGGTGGAGGCGGTAGAGGTAGTGCGAGTATGTCAGCTCCGCCAATGACAAGACCAGCAAGTTCATTTACACGAATAGACAATACAAATCCGATTGATGTAAACAATACTGGTGCGACTAAAGTATATGTGACTGAAACCGATATTACGAATACACAAAAGAAAGTTGACTCTATTAAAGCTAAGGCTGTAATAGGTTAAAACTTATCTAAAAAAAACTATCTAAATATATGGCTAAACTTCCTTTATACGAGCTACTAATTAACGAGGACGAAGAGACTGGAGTAGACTTTATTGCTTTGGTTGATTCTCCAGCAATTGAGTATGACTGGGTAGCTTTCTCTCAGCAATTTGAGACTTACAGCGACTATCCAAAAGCTGCAAGTGAAAACGCAAAAAGAGCGATTGAGTTAAAAGAAAAATACAATTTAGAATGCGGAACTCAGGTCGGATGGGTAAGAGCTTCTCAATTAGCAAACGGAGAGAACCTTAGTAGAGAAACGATTGCGAGAATGTCAGGTTTTGAAAGGCATAGAGAGAATTCTAAAGGTGACCCAAAAGAGGACTGCGGAGCTTTAATGTGGTTAGCTTGGGGCGGTGATGAAGGGGTAGAATGGGCAAGTAGAAAGTTAAAACAGATTGACGAGTTTGTAGTAGAACCAAAAGCTGGAGAAGACAAGAACGAGTTTATTAGCAGATGTATTTCTGTTGAAGTCGGAAACGGAATTGAACAAGAACAAGCTGCTGCTATTTGTTACACTAAGTGGGATAAAAAAAGTTTTAGTTTTAAGACTACCGACAAGCAGATAATAAGTGGACCAGCAATGATTCCTAACCAATCTATTTACAGAAGGAGTAAAGATGGTGAAGAATACAATGTTATTTTCTCTAAAGAAACGATTCAAAAAATAGTTGAGAGATATTTCAAGAATCAGTATGTAACTAACTTCAATCTTCAGCATAAGAAAAATATGTTAGCGGATGGAGTTTATCTTATTGAGTCTTTCATCATTGATTCAAGCAGAGGAATAAAAACACCTGAAGGATTTGAAGACCTACCCGATGGCACTTGGTTTATTTCGTGCAAAGTAGATAACGAAGAGATTTGGAACGATTATATCAAGAGTGGTAAGTTTAAAGGATTCTCAGTAGAGGGATTATTCACAGATAGAAAAGTAGAGATGGTTTCAAATGTTCAAGAGGCTATCGCATTGATTGATAAATTACAATTAAATAAAACAAATATATATAACAATATGAGCGATGTAAAAGTGCTATTAAGCAAACTCAAAGAAATCTTTTCAGAAGAGGCAGTTATGTCATTTGAAGAGGCAAAATTAGCTGATGGAATTACCATTATAAAGTGGGAAGGACCATTAGCAGAAGGAACAAGTGTTATGGTTATTAGTGAGTCAGGTGAAGTACCAGCTCCAGATGGTGAACACGAGCTTCAAGATGGTAGAAAAATCACAATTGAAAATGGTAAAGTAACTGCTATCGTTTTACCTGAAGTTCCAGCTGAATCTCCTGAAGAAGAACCATCAGTAGAGGTAGAAATTGAAGCTAAACAAAAAATGGCTGAAGATTACCTTCCAATGATTGAGGCAATGGGTGCTAAGATTATGAAAATGGAAGAAATGATGGCAGCTTTAGAGGCTAAAATTTCTGAGAAGATGGGCGCAACAGAGGAGAAAATGAATACTCAAAAAGATGCTTTCTCTAAGTTAGTTGAAATAGTTGAAAAGTTAGCAGATGCTCCTTCTGAAGTTGTAGAAGCTAAACCTTTCAATGTAAACTTTCAAGCTGAAAAAGAAAATCAGTACAATAAATTAAACGATATTTTAAACATATTAAATAAATAAAAAAATGGCATTCTCGGTAGGAACATTAACTGGCTATGTTAAAGCCAATGAAAGAGAATTATTGACTAAGTCTTTATTCTCAGCAAAATCAATCAGTTTGGCATCTAAAATGCCGAATGTAAAATCTTCTTCTCAATTAAACTTGATGGATACTGACGCAGTATTTCAATCAGGTGTTTCTTGTGGATTCGTAGCATCAGGTACTACAACTTTCACTCGCAGAAATATGACTGTTTCTCCGATTAAAGTTCACGAATCTTTATGTCCAAAGACTTTGGAAAACACTTGGTTAGGTTTAGTTTTACCTTCAGGTTCAAATCCAAAATCAATTCCATTTGAACAACAATTCACAGACTTAAAAGCTGGTTTAATTGCACAAAATTTGGAGAGAGCTTTTTGGCAAGGTGACACTGGAAGTGGTGATAACGCTTTAGCTCAATTTGATGGTATGATTAAATTGGTTACAAGTGTATCAGGTAGTGCAATTGCTGCTAACTCTTCTGCATTTATGAGTGGTGCGCCTTACTCAGCAACTGGTGGTATCACAACTTCAAATGTAATCGCAATTTTGCAAGGAGTTTTCAGAGCAATTCCAGCAGCATTAGTAGACAAAACTGATACAACAATTTTCGTTGGTATTGATACCTTCAGAACTTATCAGTTAGCTTTAACTAACGCTAACCTTTTCCATTACAATACAGATGCTTCAAGCAGTAACTTTGAAATCGTTATGCCTGGTACTAACATTAAAGTAGTAGGAGTAAACGGATTGAATGGTACTAACAGAATCTATGCATTACGCACATCAAATATGTTCTTCGGATGTGATGTACTTGGTGAAGAGTCTAAGTTTGAATTGTTCTGGGCGCAAGAGGCTATGGAAGTTCGTTATGTATGCGAGTTCAAAGCTGGTGTACAAATCGCATTCCCAGCTGAAATCGTTTATTATGTAGGAGCTTAAACAATAATGTAAGAAGGGGATTCGGTTTAATAAGTTAAGCCTTATCCCCTTTTTTATAAAAATAAAAGGAGAATAAAAAAATGGCGTGTGCAGTAACATCAGGTTATACATTAGATTGCAAGGACGCAGTCGGTGGTTTAAAGAATATCTATTTTGCTAATGGTTTACCTTCAGCAGCTACTATAACAAGTACAACTGCAAGTGGAATCTCAAATGTAAGTGGAGTAAGTTTTTACAAGTACGAGTTAATGCCTCAAGCAGCAGATTCGTTTACAGAAGAAATCACTTCAGCCCCAGCAAATGGAACAGTTTTCTACACTCAAACAGTAGTAACAAATTTCGCTAAAATGAGTCAAACTTCACGCAATAAGTGGTTGACTTTAGCGCAAGCTCGTTTGTTAACTATCATTGAGAAAAAGGATGGTACATTTTGGTTACTTGGTGAAGTTAACGGATTAGAAGTAAGTGCTGGTTCACATACAAGTGGAGCTGCAATGGGTGACTTCAACGGAGTTCAGTTAACTTTAACTGGAATGGAGGCTGCTCCAGCTCAAGTCTTGACGAGCGCATCTGCGTTTAGTAAAATTTAGGCTTCAAGATAGGGTTGTTTCATAGTTAGATTAGGTAGCTCACAAGGCTACCTTTTCTATTTTATAACTTTTTGTATTTTTTCTATATACATATATGGTCAATTTAACCTATGGCGAGAACGAATTGTTGTTAACTGGTACAGAAAACATAACTGATCCAAACATAACTACATTGAATCAGGCTTGGTTTGGTATTTACTCACAAGTTACTAAGCAAACTAAATGGGTTAAGGTAGTGAATCAATCTAACTATTTGCCAAGATGCGACAATTTTGAAATGACAATTGTTAACAGCCAAGAAGCAGAAGACTTGTTAGAAGGAATAGTTTATTTAAAAGAGAAAGGATTCTACGAGTATTCGCTATACACAAATACAGGTGGAGAAAGTCCAAACGAAAATGATACACTACTTGAAAGAGGAAAGTGTTTATTAGAATTTAGCGATGCAACAATAACAACATATGACCCAAATATTGAAGTAATAGTTTATGACAGACAATAAAAGTAAATTCGTTTTTTATAACGAGCCAGTTTCAACTTATACGGTACCAGTTTTTGAGAAGGACAAGAATAAAAACTGGGTAAATTATGGCGAGAATAATTGCTATCCTCAGTACTTAGTAGACTTGTTTAATCGTAGTGCTAAACACAATGCAATTTTAACAGCTAAACAGAAATATACATACGGAAGAGGATTAAAAATCAAAGAAGGATTAGTTACTGAACAAGCTATCAAAGCTCAATCTTTTTTAGTGCGTCCTAATAATTTTGAAACACTAAGTGATATATTTAACAAGGCTGTTTTAGACAAGCGAATATACGGAGGCTATGCACTACAAATAGTTTGGAGTAAGTTAACTGGTAAGGTAGCTCAAGTCTATCATATGGACTTCGCTAAAATCCGTTCAAATGTAGATAACACTTCTTTTTACTACTCGGATAATTGGGAAGATTACAGACCAAAGGTTACTGAGTACGATGCTTTCAATACAGAAAAAAGAGAAGGAGTTCAAATCCTTTATTACAGAGAGTATAGACCTAATCTTTCTACCTATCCTTTGCCTGATTATATCGGTGCGATTCCATACATAGAAAGCGATGTAGAAGTGGCAAATTTTCACCGAGCAAACTTGCAAAATAATTTCTTCTTTGGTGGTATTCTAAACTTTAATAATGGAATTCCAACAGATGAAGAGCAAAGAGCTTTAGTTAGAAGGATTAACAACAAACACGGCAGCACAGATAATGCTGGTAGATGGATTATTAACTTCTCAGATGGTTCAGACAAAGCTCCAAATGTAATTAGTCTTCAACCATCGGAATTAGACAAACAATTTGATATACTAAACGATACTATTCAGCAAGAGATTTTCGTAGCTCACAGAGTAACTTCGCCTATTTTTATGGGAATCCGTGTAGAGGGTCAATTGGGTGGAAGAAATGAAATGGTAGATGCGTTTAAATTGTTTGAACAAAACGAAATTAAACCTGACCAGCATCATTTTGAAGAGTTATTTAACTACATAATTGGTTTGAATGGTATAAATCAGCCTTATGAAGTTCAGCCTTTAGAACCATTCTCACCTGAGTTCTCTGAAGCTACTATGTTAGAGATTGCAACTAAAGACGAATTGCGTGAGATGGCTGGTTTACCAAGCATTCAACCAGTAAAAGACCAAAATTCAAGAGTAGTAGACTTGTTAGGCTCATTTAGTCCGTTACTATCTACTAAGGTATTAGAAAAGTTGACAGATGATGAGATAAGAAAGTTAGCTGGTTTAGGACCATTGACTCAACCACTACCGACTACTCCACAATCATTTAGTGAAGAAAACGAAATTGAAGTTTTCGCAGAGTTCGGAGTAGATGCTGATGACTATTTTGAAATTGAGAGTAGAAAATTAGAAATATTTGAGGACCATTATTCGTTTGAGTCGCACTTAGAATTCAACGAACAAGAATTATACGATTATGCTTTTGATATTGACTCACTAACTGAAGAGGAGAGAAGCTTAATAAGCCAAGTAAAAAGAGACCCTTTAATAAGTAAGAAAGATTTGGCAGTTAACTTAGAAATCAGCGAAGGTAAATTAGATGAGCTAATCAAATCTTTGAAGGATAAAAAAGTCTTGGCATTAACTGAAGGAGCTTGGAACATCATAAGTGTTTTACCGACTCAATCAGCAATTAGTAAGATAGCAGACGAGTTGAAAAAGTACGAAGTTAGGTACAAATATCAAGGACCAAGAGACAGCAAGAACAGAGCTTTTTGTAAGGCTTTATTGAACTTGAATAAGCTTTATACAAGAGACGAAATCAGTAAGATTTCACAGCGAGTAGGTAGAAATGTTTGGACCAAACGAGGCGGCTGGTATACAAAGCCAGGTACAGACATACACTTACCATATTGCAGACATCAATGGGCATCAATATTAGTTAAGAAAAAATAATGGCAACAATACTATTCATATCAGAAGAGACCCTTAAACAAGAGTCAATCATAAGCGAGAATGTAGACCCAAAATTATTAGTGCCAACAATTAAAGAAGCACAAAATATTTATCTACTTCCGATTCTTGGAACTGCGTTATACAATCAATTAGTAACTCAAGTCTCAAGCAATTCAGTTAGTGCTGCGAATGTAACTTTACTGGATACTTATATAACTCCTACTTTAGTTAAGTACTGCGTGTATGAGTCTATTTTACCTTTGAGTTTTAAATTCCAAAATAAGAATATAGCTACAAAGAATTCTGAATTCTCTAATCAAGCGAATATGGAAGACTTAAGGTACTTACTTGATTACACAAAGAATAGAGCTGAGTGGTACGCTGAAAGATTGACTAACTTTTTACTCGCAAATACAAGTACTTATCCGTTATATTTGACTCAACCAAATGCTAACATAGATACTATTTATCCGAATGATAATAACTATCAAAATGGAATGTACTTAGGACCTGACATTGACTGGGATTTAGTTCCACCAAGTATTAAATATCAAGGGAATTTTAGAAGAAGAACATAACTATGAGAAAAAAAGGAAGCAAAAACAAATCAAATTTAGAAAAACTAAGAATCTATTTAAATGCAAACCAGCCTAAACAAAGTAGTCAACCTATTACAAGAGATAGCAACAAGTAATCAATTCTTAAATGGAAATTTTACTTTTTGTGATGTCGCAGATTTGGGTGCGAGTGCGCCTTTGTCTTACCCTCTTTTGTGGGGCGATGTAAGACCATCAAACTTTAGTAGTAAGGTATTTAGCCTTAACTTACAATTGACTGCAATAGACATTGTTTTAAAGGACTTATCTAACGAAAGAGATGTGTTGAGTGATACACTACAAATAATCTCAGATGTGATAGCCAAAATAAAGCAGTCTACTTATTACGGAAGCTATTTTGAGATGCAAGAGAATATCACTTGTACACCGATAAAGGATAGCTACGGAGACGAAGTGGCTGGATGGGTATGTAATTTCACACTAAACATTGCTAACCCTTACGATTCGTGTGTAGTTCCAACAAATTAAAATTTTAAAATAAATAAATATATAAAGATATGGTATTAGAGCAAAGAATGTTAGGTGGTAATGGATGCAAATTTATTGATTCTGCATCTACTGGAAATAGATTTTATGTAATCGTAGTGAATGCTGATTGTGTTTTAACAAATTTAAAAACAGCAAATGGTCAAGACTTACTAACTCAGTACGGATTAAGTGGTAAAACCTTAAAACAAGGTATGTTAATACCAGCATTTAACGGAGACCCAATTGCAGACATAACTCCAAGTTCAGGTTCAGTTATTGGTTACGGCTATAACTTATTGGGATAATGATTAGTATTGGATTAGGTACAATTGTTGGAGGTAATGGTAGCACTCTTGGCGGTTTTTCTGCCGAGTATCAGGCTATTTTATCAAGAGCTACAAGTTCAGGGATTACCTTGCCAAGTTTAGCCAATCAAGCTAACCAAAATAAGTTAATTGAAGATTTGAAAACTGCTGGAGTTTGGGACAAATTAGATGTATTCTATATGTTCGCAAATACTGGTTCAAGTGGTTTCGGTTTATTGAATTGGAAAAATCCAAACGGAACAACTAACGCAAGTGCAGTAGGTAGCTTAACCTTTAATGGTTCAGCATTTCAAGGAGCTGCATTAAGTTATTTGAATACTAACTATAATCCAACAACTAAGGCTACAAATTTCTCTCAAAATAATGCTGGGATTGGAGTTTGGAAAAGAACACACGATGGTGCAGCTAACAAATATTTATGGGGTAATTCAGGAGCAAGAAGTTATGTTCAAGGAGTTAGTACATCAAATGCAAGATTACACACCATAACTAGTTTAGCTGCTAATTTTAATACTACAAATACTGGTATGTTGGTTATGAATAGAACTGCTGCGAGTGGTACTAATTGCATAACTTTAGCGGTTAATACTACAATAACAACTACTAATCAACTATCAGGAACTACTGCTCCTCCTGACAATGCTAACTATTCAGTTTTTACATATGCGACTTCAACTGCTGATACTTATTTAGGTCAAATTTCTGCTTGGTGGATTGGAGCAAATTTCGCAACTGAAGTAAATAACTCAAGTCTTTATAATGCCTTAAACACTTATATGTCTACCATCTGATGAACACTAAAATAATAGAATTAAATATAGTTAGCTGGACTTTTGCAATAGTCGGAACTTTGGCGCATTGGCTACCAGTAGTGCAATTTTTATCGTTTACTTTATCCGTTATCATTTCACTTTGGCAACTTACCCAAATGCTTAAAAAGTGGTTAAAAAAATAAAGCAAAATATTAACTTATTAGATAACCCAGTTACAACTATATGCGGATTGATTTGTTTTTTTTATTCGCTTGTTTTAATTGGATTGCCTTTGGTTTATGAAACCTTTGCCGAGATTGATATTTACTACTCTGCTGGTCTTGGAATCATTGGTTTGTGTTTACTTATTATTCCTGACGATGTCAAAGGAGCTTTAAGAAAATTCATTAATAAAAAAAGTGAATGATTTTACTTTTACTATATGTTTGGCTTGATGCGATTCGTGACTCAATAGCTCACCACGATGCCTATTACAAGTTAGGAAAATTCTTTTCACGGCATCAGTCTGAAATGAATAAACCTATTTTTTTTAAATACTTTCCAATGTTTTGGGATGCGTGGCACTTGGCAAAATTCCTTCAATATAATATAGTAGCTTTCTTATTAGTTAAGACCTTAGCCTTTCCAGTAGTTACTACAATTATGAGCCTACTATTCATAACCCTATATATATGAAAAACAAAACCCTACTACTTGAGTATCTTAAGCAATTTCCTAACACAGCAACGCTAACCTTATCTAAAAAGATATACTCAGAACATCCCGAAAAGTTCAAGGATATTGAGCAAGTTAGAATTAATATTAGATATTACAGAGGAGCTGTTGGTAATAAAGATAGAAAATCTGCAAAACCTTATATTGATTACTTAGAAAAGTTAAAAAACGAACTACCAAAAGGAGAAAGCGAAAAGTTAGAACCTTACTACTTACCGAAAGATAGAAAGAAGGTATTAATTATTTCAGATATTCACCTTCCGTACCACGATGACAAGGCTTTATTTGCAGCCTTAGAATACGGATTAAAAGAAGAGGTAGATACTATCTACATAAACGGGGATTTATTGGATTTTGCTTTAATTTCTAAGCACGAAAATAATACAACTAAGCATTCCGTTAAGTACGAATTAGACTGCGCAAAAGTGTTTCTAAAAGGACTGCGTGAGATGTTTCCAAAAGCTCTCATTATTTACAAATACGGAAACCACGATTTAAGGTTTGATAAATGGATTAGACTTAAAGCTCCTGAGCTGTTGGATATAGAGAACATTATGCTATCAGAACTGCTATCATTGAGGGATTTAGGCATCATTCAGCTTGATAGTTTGCAATGGTGTTATATGTGGGACATTGCAGTACTACACGGACACGAACTACCAATGAAGTCAGGAGGTATTAACCCAGCAAGAGCTGCTCGTTTATCGGTCAATCGCCCTTTAATTATCGGTCACTTTCACAGACAATCAAAGGATGCTGGAATGATACTTGGAAAGCCACATTATTATACCTATTCAAACGGATGCCTTTGTGACTTAACTCCTGCTTACCTTCCGATTAATAACTGGGTTCACGGATTTTGCATAGTTGAGAATGGAATAGTTACACAAAAGGAGGTAATAAATGGAACAATCTACTAACGAGCAGAACTTAGAAGAGTATTTAATAGAGGCTGGAGAAACGAGGGGAGAGATTATTTCGATTTGTAATTACGCACTTGCGACTTGCGACTATTACGACTACTCTATGCAATCAAGAGAAGATAAGGACCGAATAGACAACATAAGGCGAATGGCTTTGATATTGGTGGAAGGTTTTTTAAGTGAGATTTATTATGAAAATTATGAAGATTAGCCAACATAAGTGAGATTTACTATGAAAATTATAAAGATTAGCGAACATATTAGCTACGATGAGGCGGTACTATCCCCGACAGCTATCAGAAACGGGATAGACAATACACCAAACGAGCAGCAGCTACACAATATGAAAGAGTTAGCTGATAATATCTTTGAACCTTTACGCAAGATGTACGGAAAACCTATTAAAATTAACTCATTCTTTCGCTCTGCTAAATTAAATAAGTTAGTAGGTGGAAGTCCAACAAGTCAACACGCAAAAGGTCAAGCAATAGATATAACTGGAGGTAATAAAGTTGAGAATAAAAAGCTATTTGAGTTAGCTAAGAGTTTAGATTTTGACCAACTAATTAACGAGTACGATTTTAGCTGGGTTCATATTAGTTATTCAACTAAAAACCGCAAACAAATTTTAGTAATCAAATGAACGAGCAAAAAAAAGAAGATATAATTATATTAATTTTGGCAATTATTTGGATTAGTTATTTATTGTCAATTTTAATATGAGAAGCCTACTAAAATACAAAGCAACACCAGAACAAATCAAAGCAATAGCTGAACACGAATTAAATAGAAAAAGATTAGTCGCAGAAGTTGAAAAGGAATGGAACGATAAGCAGAAAACTGGTAACTATACTAAGAATGGAAAAAAGAAGTAGCTTATTATTTATTGTCTTATTTGCGCTCGTTTTATTCATAGGGATAAGATGTCCCCACGAAGAGAAAGAAAGCAGCACAGCTATTCTAAATGCCCAAAAAGAAATACTTAAAATTGATACTATCGTTAAGCGTTATGATTCTATTATATATAAAACCAAAATCAAAACAAATGAAAAGATTAGGATTATTTATTTGTGGCCTGACAGCGTGTTGGTTGACAGCATTCGGGCAAGACTGCAAGACTTTGACTCACTCGGAACTCCGAAAAATCTTAGTAGTTATGGAGCAGAGTAACTCAACGCACTTAATCAGCGAAACCCAACAGCGAATCATTGAAAGCCTTGAAAAGAAGGTTCAGCATATTAACTTTATCGCAGAAACCTACCATCTTGACAATAAAAACCTAACAAGAATTAACCAAGAACTACGAATAAAAGTGGACCGCCACAAAAAACTATCTATAATTGCCACCACTACGGCTATTATTTTAGGATTAATCTTAATTTTTTAAAAAATAATTGTATTGATTTTCAGCAACTTAGCAATAAGGAGGGAATTATTTTGCCTAAATTGCAAGCAAGTGATTGCATATGTAAACAATGGTTGTATATTTGCTCTCGTTAACCACTTAAAAAAAACTAATTATGAAAACATTTAATGACTTAAACGCAAACGAAATTTCAGTATTAAAAGCAATTTCATTATCATCAAAAGATTCAGGAGGAGATTTTACTGATTTTCAAGATACAATGAAATTAATTAAAGATATGACTAAACAACAAGTTAAAGGCTACTTATCACAACTTACTCAGAAAGGTTATGTTTCTGTTGAAGAGGGAACAAATAATCCAATGATTTGCGCTGGTAAATATGTTAACTACTTAACTCATTACATTTTCAACTAACCAACTGAGGGGTGCGACTCATCAACGCACAATTAAACTTTAAATATTATGAAAAAACTACTTCCAATTGTCTTAGCTATTTTAGCTGTTTACTTAACGGCTTACATTCCTTACAAGTATTTCACAACTATTTTGTTCGGAGCTTTATTAACTATTTCACTAACTATTTATAACATCTATGATACAAGAAAAAAAGAAGCTTCAAAGCTTTAGATTATCGGAGGAATTAATCCGCAAGATTTCAATCCACCAAGACAAAATTAACCAATCTCGCACAGCCTACGAAGGTCTATACACAAAAGACCAGTTAGTAAGCGATGCACTTAACAACTTTTTAAAAACTAAATAAAATGGAAAAAATGAAAATAACATTTGAAGTTTATGGTATTAAACATTCAGTTGAATTAAGCGATGGAATTTCAACCCAAGAACTTATACCAGTTATAACAAGGCTAATTGAATCAATGACATATTCAACATTTTCAATTTGTTCAGCCTACGAAAATGAAGTAGAACGCTTAAAAAATGAAATATGACACTTGAACAATTCGCAGAAGATACCATAATGGAATGGTACTCAATGAGCGAGAAAGACTTTCCTAAATGTTTAGAAATAGCAGAAGATTTAGGACTTTGGAATTTCGCAGCTCAACTCAAACTACTTGAAGTACAAAACCAGCAAGAACAAAAAGGCAGAGATAACGAACTAAGATTCCTTATTTATAACGCAGCTAATCCCTTTAAAAATGAATCAAATACTAATTAACCGTTATTTAAGGTTGCAGAGGCTTAGAACATTTGCAATTCAAGACAAGAACATTTGCAAAAAAATTCAAGCAGATGCTTTAATTCAACAAGTTACGCAAGAACTTAACTTAAAAACATTTAACAAATTCCAAATTTATGAACGAGCTTAAATCTAAGTACCCTGAAAAGCTTGAAATGAGGTACAGACTTCAGGCCGCAAAAGATGATTTAGTACTGGCTTGGAAAACTTATAATTCAATCCGTAAAAAGCTAAACTCAAAGAAAGCCACAGATGATGACTACACAGCACTTGGTCAAGCTCATCAAGACTGGCAGCAAAAGAACGACTTATTAGATTCAATTCAATCAGAAATTAACAAATTTACAAACCTAAAATTTTATGGCAACAGAAACACCACTAACGCATTGGAAAAAGCTAACTAATCCTAACTACATTGGGTCAGAAATACTCCAGCCTAACCAAGAATTAAAGCTAACCATTGAGAAGGTACAAAAAGAACAAGTAAAGACAGCAGAAGGCACTCAAGAATGTATCGTTTGTTACTTCAAAGGAGGGCAAAAGGGAATGATTATTAACAAGACCAATGCAAAAATAATCACTAAGATACTTGACACTCCTTTTATTGAACATTGGGTAGGCAAATCAATCATTATTTACTCTGCGAAAGTAAGAGCATTCGGTGAGATGGTAGATGCTTTACGAGTTAAAAACCAAAAGGCTTAACTATGTTTGACAATAATAGATTCGGACTTATTACTGGTAGTAGATGCTCAGTACTATTCCCCAAAAGAAGCGCAGAAAAGGGTCAAAGAACCTACGCTAAACAATTAGCAAATCAGATGTACTTTAAGTTCTACGATGAGAAAGGAACTTGGCAAACTGAACACGGACATTTAGCAGAAAGCACAGCGTTTGAGTATTATCAACAGCACTTTTGCAAGGATGCAGAGTATCAGCCTAACTTTGAGATGTATATGGAATTTGGAGGGTCAGCTGATTGCATAGCTGCTGATTGGGGAGTAGACTTTAAATGCCCTACAAGCCTTGAATCTTGGTTAGATTATCTACACGAAGGAATAGACGAACAGCAGTACCATCAAGCACAGATGTATATGTTCCTTTATGACCGACCTGAATGGCACATTTGCGCTTACCTATTAGAGACAAATAGAATGTCTGACAATGGACTAACTTACCCAGTAGATTATGACAAGCGAATGATAATAACTAAGGTTCAAAGAAAGGAAGGCTGGTCAGATGAACTACTTGAGAAAGGCGAACCAGTAATTCAAATGAGAAACGAATTTTATAACCAATTAAAAAACCAATTTACAAAATGACATCAATCCAATTTTTAATGGAGGCTTTAACCATTAGCCAACAAGCAACTCCTGAGATAGTAGCTGGAGCTGAACGACTCAGACAATTAGAATTAGAGTTAGCTAAACAGCAAGGCATTCAGGAAGGAATTAAAATTATGAAATCTTTAATAAACCCTAACAATGAGCAATAAACTATATACAGAAGAGCAAGTGAGGAAAGCATTATGGCAAACAGAACATCCATTTTCAGATGGGAAACATGTTGATGAAATTATTAATTCACTCACACCAATTGAACTACCAACGGATGAAGAGATAGAAGAAATGGTACATTATAATCCAAATTTTTCTCATATAGCATTTGGTGTAAAATGGCTTCGTGATTTAATATTACAAGGAGGTAACAATGAACTATAACGAACTAAAATCGCTCATCATTGACTGGGCTAATCAACGAGAGTTAATCAAACGAGAGAACTCTACTAATCAATACCTTAAATTTTTAGAAGAAATAGGCGAAACGGCTAAGGCTTTGTTAAAAGATGATTCTGCTGGAGTAATTGACGGATTTGGGGATATTGCAGTTACTATGATAATACTTGGAGAGCAGATAGGAAACAGCCAAGAGTTAAGCGATACCTATAAACCAATCGGATTTATTAACCTGCACGATGTAGTAAGGAGAGTAGGTCCTGAATTCGTAAATCCTTCAGCTATGAACTTTCTCAATGATGCTTGTTTTTTCTACGGCTTGGATTTAGTGCAATGCCTGGAAGTAGCTTGGGAAGAAATTAAGGACAGAAAAGGAAAAACTATTAACGGAACTTTTATAAAAAACTAATTATGAAATTTGACAACCCTTTTTTAAAACACTTAGCTAAAAAATACGAGTTTAATACTCTTTCCGAATGGGCAGCATATATCCAAGATTCAAAGGATAAGGATAATATGAATGCCATTGAGAATCTAATCTACGAGCTTTGTACAATTAGTGGTTATAGTTATAATGACATAACTGGTAAGAGTCGCAAACGAGAGCTTATTGAGATAAAGCATATAGGTAGATACATAGCCTACACTAATCAATCAGGTAGCTTAAAGGAAATCGGATTTGTATTTGGTGGTAAGGACCATTCAACGATTATTCATTCAAGAGAATATGTTCAAGGGCAATTAGAAGTTAAGAATAAGTATTTTATGAATTTATTTAACCAATATCAACACCTTATCAAATGAGAAAAATCAAATCACAAAAGGCTGCTATATTCAGCCTATTATTAAGCGGTCAGGAGATTGACTTAATCAAAGCTTTTAAAGCTACTGGCAGTATGAAATTAGCCACACGAGTACACGAATTCAGAGAGAATGGATGCAACATTTCAGGAGAAGTCAAACACTTCAAAACCAAGTTTGGAACGGCTGGAAAATTTATGTCTTACAAGCTTAAACCAAACAAAGCAAGTAGAGAATTAGCTAAGTTCTATCAGTTATAACTTGTCGTATAATGTGCAAAACTTCTGTTTTAGTTCGTTATATTACCACTTATAATTGTATCGGTTTCGCAGCCACAAAGCAAATGTTTCAAATACTAAAATATTGCCGATTGATTAAAGACTGGGTATCATTTGCACCCATGCGAAGTCTTTAGTTGGTCGGCTTTTATATTTTATGTCTAAATGTATTTCAGCTACTAAAAGAGAAAGAGTTTTTCTCAAGTATGATGGTAAATGTGCGTATTGTGGTTGTAGATTAAACCAAGATACATTTCATATTGACCACATAGTTCCAAGACATCGTTATGGTAGAAATAACATTGATAATTTAAATCCATCATGTCCAACTTGTAATTTATCTAAAGGCTCATTTTTAATTGAAGATTGGAGAAAATCTATTCAAAATAGGATTGATTCTGCATTAGATAAAAGTACCGATTTAAAAATACTTTTTAAGTTCAATCAAATTGAACCAACATTTAACCCAGTAATATTTTATTTTGAAAAAAAATGGCAGTAGGTAAAAAAAGTTTTGTATTGTATTCAGATTTGATACATACAATTGAAAAGATGCCAAGTGAAAAGGCAGGGGATTTATTTAAACATATTTTACGCTATGTTAATGACCAGAATCCGATAACAAATGATTTAATTATTGAGCTTACATTTGAACCAATCAAACAACAATTAAAGAGAGATTTGGAAAAATGGGAAACCGAAATAAAGCCAAAGCGTTCAGAATCAGGTAAATTAGGAGGCATTAAAAGTGGCGAAGCAAGACGAAGCAAAATGAAGCAAAACGAAGCAAATGCTTCAATAACGAAGCAAACCGAAGCAAACGAAGCTGTTAATGTAAATGTTAATGTAAATGTAATAAATAATAGTATAGAGAATATCCAATCTATTTTTATTTCTAAGACTGATACAGAATGGACTAAAGACTTTGCTTTAAAAGAGGCTGAGAAATTCTTTAACTACTATTCATCAAATAATTGGATGGTAGGCAAAAACAAAATGAAATCAGTAACTCATGCCATAGCTAACTGGATTCTTAGAGTTGAAAAACCTGTACTAAAAAATGCACCTAAACCGTTTGACCCTTCAAAAGTAATTTGGTAACTATGGGAAAGATTATACAAGCTAACGACATACAAGAGCAACTCATGCACTTGCACAAATACGGACAAAATGCAGGGTTAAAAATAGGTTTTAGTAACTTAGATA